TCGTATAGCTCGTATCAATTCTTCTGTTGATTCTACAGTCCAAGCTTCTAGTATATGTACTAATACAATACCAAATTTTCTATTAATATCATCTACTTTAATTTCACTAACCCAATCTTTAAGTACTGGTTTAGATAGAATCGCTTCTAATTCTTCATTAGATACAAATTGGTTATACGGTAGATATGGTATTTCGTCTGACATATACTATAAATATGATTGCTTTATCTTTTTATATTATACAAATGTAAAAATCCGCCCCAATAAAGAGAGCGGATTTGTATTTTTACTATTAACTTTAGAAAAAAATCAAAATTGGAATATGGCGTAATCATATTTCAAGGTAAGCTGAATGTTAACTGCATCTTCAGTTGCCCAATCAAAATCACCAAAATTAGCTGATCCGATATATGCTCCTTTCAAAGTGATTTCTTCTACCTTATCACCTACAGGTCCAAGTGCATTAAATGTAATATCTTTTTTATAGAAATCTGAATATCCATCTCTACCTGTTACTGATTCATGTGATAAACGAATCCATTCCATTACTGCTTGCGCAGCACTAGGAACAACTGGATCGTATAATGTTATTGTAACGTCATCCCATCTTCCTTTTCCTTTTAATTTTCTTTCTACGTTAATATGGTCAATAACTACATCACCGAAAGTGATGCCTGGACGATTGGAAGCTTTGATTAGGTATGCTGGAATACCTTCTATATACATAATAAATCTATTTGCAACTTTTGGTTCAAAAGCTGTAAACATTATTTCTGATGGGTCTAATAATTCTGCCATTTTATTGTTGTTTTATTTTATATAAATATACGGTAAGTAAGAAAAATAACTATTATTCTTCGATTTATTTATCTCCACTACTATCTATTACTATATCAGGTTTCTTAAATATTTTATTAGCTGCTCCTAATCCTAATGCACCAAAAGCTAAAGCGGCTATAGATTCTATTAACATATCTGGTACCGATAAGCTTAATTTAGTATATTGGCTATGTATTAATGTATAACATAAAGTAATTGTGCATAATATACCTACAAAGCGATTTGATGAAAAATTACCTCTTTCATCTTGGAATATTTGTGATATAAATTTCTTCATACTATACAGATTATATAGTTTCTGAATAATTGGGAGCTCCGGAAGTTGTAGTCTTTGGTTTAGAATTAACGACAGGTTTCTCAGCTTTTGGTTGAGCTGTTTTTTCAGGAGCTGCTTCCGGTGAATCCTCTCCATTAGTAACGTTATACTTCTGTGTTATGTATGATGTAATTTTACCTAATAGTCCTGTATACTTTGCTAATAACTTTTGCAGTACTGGATCTTCTTGTACTGTTGCTGAACTAGATAAATCTTTCACTGCTGATTTAATACTAGATATTGCTGACATTGCTTGATCAGCATCTTGTTCTTTTAATATAGCAGTGATTTCTTCTTTAATTAGATTTCTTAGTTCTGATTTTTTCATATTACTGATTTATAATAAATATCATATAATTTAGTAAAAACGTATTATAGCGCAGCTGCCAGCGCTTTTAATACATTTAATTGCTTACGCCAAATTTCCGGGTACATATCAATCTCATCATCTGGCATACCATATAATGAATCATCATCACTTGCCACCTTTTCTAACTTACTAATAAACTCGTTTGGTATTCTAGTTTTAGTATTAGCTTTTAGTTTAGCTATAACAGGTGCTGCTTTTACCATCCAATCCTTTTCAAATTTAATCCATTCTGGACTATCATAACCATCTTCAGGTACAATTTTAGATAGTTTTGTTGGGCCATATACCTTTTCTATAAATAAGTGTGGATTTGTTAAGATATCTTTTCCTGTACTAAGGTTTTTAATCGAATACTCATTTAGAATATTCTGAATTTCTTCTCTGATGATTTGTTTTAGTTCTGATTTTTTCATATTACTGATTTATAATAAATATCATACAAACATGAAAAAAGGGGAGAATTACTCTCCCCCTTCTTCAAATTATATTTACTGTGCAAATGCAGCTCCTGTAGGTAGAACGTTAAAGTCTATTACAATAAACTCAGCCGCTTTAGCTGGTTGTAAAAATATCTGACCATACATTATATTTCTATCTATTAGATCTGGAGTATTATTTGTTTCATCCATTACTACTTTGAACGCATATAAACCTTGTCTCTGTTGAACAGATGCTAAATAAGGATTAACAATATTTAAGAATCTATTTCTAGTAGCTGCTGTATTATTTTCAAATACTAGATACTTAGATGCAGAAGCTATATATTTCTTAAGCGCTATTAATAGACGTCTTACATTTACTCTATCCAATGCTGATGGTTTAGCTTGTAATGTTTTCTGTCCCCATACACATACTCCTTGTCCAGGGAATGTAGCGATTGGATTAACTCTTGCTTGATATAAAGTATCTCTTTCTTCTCTAGTTAATCTTGTCCAAGCATCAATTACTGATGTAAGGCCTCCTCTATTTAATCCAGCAGGTGCATACCATTCAGCTGCAACTTTATCATTGAATGCTACTACGCCTGGTATCACAACACTTGTAGGTACCCATACAGGCTTATTTATTGCAGAGTCCAATATTTTTACCCATGGCCAATAAGTAGCCGCATAATTATTATCTATTGTACCAACTGTATCTACTGCTTCTGCTAATGCGGTTGCAGCAGGTGTAAGAGCGGCAGGTAATCCTGCTGCATCAACTACTACAAATGTATCTCCTCTATCTATTGCTGTGTTCATAGCATAATCTAGAATACCAGGATGCTCTGTATAGTTAGTTCCAGGAACTACTAACATATTAATATCAAACTCATCAGGATTGCTTACTGCATCTATTGCTTTTTTATAAGCTATATATCCAGTAGCTGTTGGGCTAGATAAATCAAATCCTTGCATATTTGTGCTAGAGATATCTGCTCCTGTCAATTTAATTAAGTTCGGATAAGTACCATCAAATCCACCTTGGAATGGTACCATAAATTTACGAGTATCTAATGAAGTAGCGGTTGTTAAGTCTATAGAACCAGTACCTAATCCTGCTCCTGCATTTTGTGTATAATTTCCTAAATAGAAGTCTGTATTAGATCCTGTTGTCTGCCCAGTTACTGGAAGTGATGCTAAGTAATTTAAGTTATCTGTTCCTGAGAAATCATAATCGAAGCCTAAATATTTTCTCTTATTGTAAGACGATCCAATTACTTGATTAGTAACATACGATACTGCAGGTACATTTGTAGTACCTATAAATCCTGTAGGTACTGGAGCAACTAACGCTCTAAATCCGAATGGAACTAAATCTGGTGTATTAACCATATTATCAACATCAGAATCTACTTCAACTCTAATGAATGTTGATTTATTAGGATAGTCTCCTTCATAGCTAACTTTACCTGCATCATCTATAGATACATATCTGTCTCCTATTCTTCTAACTATATAATTAGATGAATTAGGATCTAAGCTAACATTGTCAAATAATTCAACAATATTTGGTCTATTATCAGAATCATCTGTATTGAACGGTGATCCTTGAATAGCTGATTGATCTACTGCTCTAACCACTACTGTAAATGAACCATAATTTGATCCAGGTACAGTTCCGGCAGGTCTAACATCTGATACTCCTATTTTAACTTCATAATTAACTGCATTACCATCTGATAATGTATGTAATTTGAATAAGTTTTTAGTTATATTACCATTTGTTTTTTGTGATGTAATCCAAGGGGTAGATGCAAATGATGAATCATTAGAAAAATCCCAAGAATTAGCCGAACCAGTTACTATATAAAACTTAGTGTTACTATCAGCTGCTAATGATGATGATGCTGCACTATTAAATAAATTATAAAGGTAAGCAGGATCTGTTGTTGATTTAGGACCTAAAGGTAATATTTTAGATAAGTAAGATGCATTTGTTGCTACTGCACTTCCTGAATATACGCTTCCTGCTGTATTAGCAGATCCAGATATATTTAGTACAAAACTACCTGATGTAGTTCCGCTATTAACCAATGTAGTCTTTTCGAATAATGATGATGTCGGTAGAGTAGGATTAAAATATCCTGTAGCACTGATCTTTTGTGTAGGGTGCAATACGGCTACTAAAGTTTTACCATAAGAACCAGATGCAAATATACCTACAGGTGCATCCATTTTATAACCATCTTCAAATAATGTTCTTACCACAGTTACTCTTCCAGAGTTTTTCATATACTCTTTTATAGTATAAGGTACATAACTTTCAAGAGTTGTATCACCAAACTTAGCTACAAAATCATTATATGATTCTATAATAGTTGGGATAAATGCAGGACCCTTAATTGTTGGGCCTATTACTGCAGCACCGATTTGTGATATACCGGTTGGTAAAAATGATTGGTCTTTTTCATTAGTAAAGACTCCAGGAGAAACTATTTTTTCAGCCATTGTTGTATTAAATTTTAATTGTTAACAGTCAGATACAGGTCGTATCTACATATAAATATGATACAAAAAACTGAAAAATATTTTATTTGGAATTTACTTAGTAATTTCTCCTGTTTCTATATTTATAGAAATTCTACCGTATTTAGTTTCTAACGATTGTAAAAACTCGGTCTCTTTAGTTTGAGTTTCAGTATACTGTAGTTCGAATGATTTTTCTAATTCAGCTAATCTTTCTAGTTGACCTTTTAAAAGTATCTGTTCTACTTTTAATTGTCCAAACTTTGCAGTGATTTCTGAATAAGATTCTTGTAGAGTTCGTAACTGTACTAATTCTTCTGGTGTTATTTGTTTTACTTCTTCCATATAACTTATTTAATATAAATATGTAAATTTTTACTTTAAATATTATAACTTGCCATTTGCGCTCCACTTGTATCTACTGTAGATACATTGTTTAATCTTACAGCTATAGGGTCAGATGAAGCAGCTATTGCAGCAAGAAAATCTGCTGCTGTTAATTGTCCTGTTCCTACTGTATTATCTGTTGGTACTGAAATTCTTACATCACTTGGACTTGGAACTATCATTGTTCCTGTTAATTCTAATGATGCTCCATAAGTAATTCCACTTCTTACGTTTGTAATAGCAGGGTTTCCTAATGCTATTCCTGCACTGTATAATGTTTTTACATTACCTAATTCATCCCTAAATCTCCATTCTACTGTATTAGCATTGTATAATTTAATAGTAGGACAATAAATAGCCATTACACCATTACTTGCATTAATTGCTATTCCTGAAAAAGTAACAGTTCCTCCTGTTTGATTTAGTCCTACTTGTGTGGCTGATGCAGTAATTGTTCCAACTACTGTTACTGTATTTGAAACTGTTGAATTTACTGCGCTCGAAAGATTTGCTGTTACATTTCCTGTAATATTTAATGTGGAAGGAGTTGTAATACATCTTATTGGTATTCCATTAACATTTAACCCTAAACTGGTTACGTTTCCAGTTATGTTTATTATAGACAACCCCTCTTGATATATAGCTGCGCTTGAAGCCGACCCCGTACCTGAATGTATTATATCTCCTGTAATATTTAATGTGGAAGCCGATGTAATATAGATACTACTTCCTGACCCAGCTGTATTTGCATTAATTATATCACCCACTATGTTTACAGTACATATATTAGTGAATATATGAATTGCATAAGAACCATTTGCTGTTGGAGAACGAATTATTGAATTTATATTAACAGTAATTCCCGCTGTTGCTATTCTTACTAACCCACCCCCACCAGATGCAGCTTTACCAGTAATTCCATTTGACCCTGTACAAGTAAATGTTCTACTTGTTGTGATAGATAAATTTGAAGTAGTGTTAGCTGCTCCTGATAAACTTAAAACAGTTGCGTCTACATCAAGTGTAACAACATGTCCTGCTGCAATTACAACATCATCAACTGTTGTAGGAACTACACCACCTACCCAAGTTGCTCCTGCACTCCAATTACCTGTTGCTGCTGATGTTATTGTTGCCATAGTTAATTATATGATGCTAATTGTGCTCCAGTAGTTTGTACTGTTGCAATGTTTCTTAATCTTACAGCAATAGGGTCAGAACTATTTGCTATTTCTGTAAATATGTCTTGTGCTGTTAAATCTGCTGTTCCAACTGTTGCATCCGTAGGGACACTTTTTCTTACATCACTTGGTACTGCCATAATTAATGAGCCTGTTAATTCATTTGATGCTCCATATACTGTTCCATCTCTAACATCTCCTATTACTGGATTACCAAGTGCTGTTCCTGCTGAATAAATAAATTTATCAGTTGCTGGAATATCTGTTAAAAATCTCCAACTTGCAATTGCACTACTGTATATTTTTACAGTTGGAGATAATACTGCCATTGCACCATTTGTGCCGTTTAGACAAGGTGTGGAAATTGTAATATTTCCAAATGACATATTAACTCCAACTACTGTACTGCTTGCTGTTATTGTTCCAACTATTGTAATTGTACTATTTTGTGCAGACGTTAATGCAATATTTGTTTGAGCAGTACAATTTCCTGTAATGTTTATTGTACAAGCTGATGTCGCGTTTGCTATTGTAGCTTGTGTGCCTGCAACTCCACCTGTAACATTTCCTGTTATATTAAGAGTTGAATTTCCATTTACTCTGATTGCATTGCTACCACCACTTACATTACCTGTTATATTAACAGTTGCAGCGTCAATAACTAAAGTAGCATGATTTATATTATCACCTACAATTATATTACCAACAATATTTACTGTACATATTGTTGAAACCTGTAAAGCAAAAGTTCCTGTTCCTGTAACTGCAACTGTATGAGATATGTTAGAATTAATATTAACTGTAGTTCCCACCCCTGTTATTCTGACTAAAGCACCTCCATTTGATACAGTCTTAGATGTTATTCCATTAGCCCCTGTACAAGTAAAATTCCTGCTTGTTGTTATTGCTAAATTTGAAGCTGCATTAGCAGCACCACTTAAACTAATTACTGTTGCATCAACATCAAGTGTTACAGTATGACCTGCACCAATTACAGCATCATCTACTGATGTAGGAGGAACTCCTCCAACCCATGTAGCGCCTGCTGACCAATTGCCTGTTGCTGCTGATGTTATTGTTGCCATTAAAAACCTTTATAATTAATTAATTCTTGAATTTGTAGCATTATTTTATTTGCAATATCTTTTTCTTCAGGTGTACCATTGTCAAATACATCCATTAAGCTAAGTACTTTTTGATAATCAGGATTTTCTAATTTTTCTACATTATGATTTTCATCATATCTAAATGGAGTAAATCTCAAAGCTATTGAACCACCTACATATTCAGGTTGCCAAAATGGACTTACTGCCATGTTTAATGCTAAAAATGGATATTCTTTTCCGTCTACTATTGTGGGTTGTGTGCTAATTAAAGGCATATTTTTTTTATTTTATGTATAAATTGTTGTATATCTGTCTGCCCAAATAGCATTTGATGCAAATTTGGTATCTACTGTTCCGCTTATAAATATTTCAATTCTGTAAATGTCCCATACTGACGAACTTACAGAGCTTCCGCTTGGTGCACTACCTTGATATGAATAAGATCCGCTATAATCAAATTGTCTAGTTCTTTGTATTCCTGTTAATTGCGAACCATCTCCTATAAATGATGTTGCAGATACTGATCCTGTTACTATTAAGCTACCTGTTATTATTGCTGAGCCTGTGAATGGGAAACTAGATGCATTCGCTACATAAGATGCAGTGGCAGCATAACTTGAGCTTACTGCTTGTAAAACATAAGATGCAGTATGTGCTAATGTTGCAAATGAAGCAGTACCAAATAAACTTCCAGTTATTCCTCCAACTACATTTAATGAACCAGTTACTTCAACATTGTTAACAAAAGCAACTTTATCTGGATAAACTAATAATCCATTTTCAGCATTAAATCCATTTACTTGCAATCCTATACTTTGAGTTGATTCGTTATGAAATACAAATCTACCATCACTCCAACCGAAATACGCCATTATAGCACTTGAAGTTGAGAATGTATCGTTATAGAATCTTTCTAGCCATGGATAATCATCATTCGCGTGTATTTCTGCTAGTGTAGGATATAATCCAAGAGGAGCTCCTGTATAAATTAATCTACCATTACTTCCTGTTATTGTTTGTGTACCTTGAAATGTATTTGAACCTGTTGTTGCAAATGAACCAGATAACGCCACAAAGATTGGGTCGGTTTCTTGATAGTATGAAGCACTGACTGCCAGGCTTGCAGTACCATATAATGATCCGGTAAATGATGGTGCATTTACGTTTGTATTTATTTGTAGTCCATTATCTGGTGATATAGATGCTGACACACTGCCTGACACTATTGCATTTAGGTTTAACCCTACTATTCCGGATGCTGGTATATTATATAATCCTCCACCATCTCCTGTGTAGCTACCCGTAAATGACGCTGTTGTATATGAACTAGTAAAGTTATGAAAAGACTCTGTCGTTACAAATGATCCTGTCTGTGAATTTACTATATATGAACTAGTGGCATCTATTAATGATTGTATATTAGTATTGAACGATTGGCTAGATTCTAAATAACTGCTACTCAGTATAGCTATAGAGCTACTTAAACTTGCGGTAGCAGAATTTAATTGATCTACACTAGCAAATGTAGCGTCTAATGATGAGCTAAAGTTTTCTAATGTAGATATTCTAGTACTAAAACCTCCACTACTAAATAGATAGCTACCAGATAATAGTGTTATCGAAGCAGAGTTTTCTAGTATTCTAGTATCAAATGATGCTGATGTGTTGGTATAATCAGACCCGCTTATTGATAAACTTCCGGATATTATTTGATTTCCATTAAAAGTATTACTACCTGTAGTTGCATAACTTCCGGTAAATGTTGACAATAGTTGAATATTATCTTTATTGCTGGATATGCTAGAACTAAATGATGCGCTATCTTGATAATAGCTACTAGTAAAAC